CCTAAAGATAAAATCTATGTAGGTAAAAAAGGCAAGTATCTACCAATTACAATAACTATTAACGATGAGCTAGATCAATTCGGTAATCAAGGACCTGTAGTTGTAGAACAGTCTAAAGAAGAACGAGATGCTAAATCACCAAAGACTTACCTAGGTAATGTTAAGGTTGTTTGGTCAAATGGTACAAACGTTGAACCAGCACCAAGAGACGGTGCTCCTGCTCAAGCTGCACCAGTTGCCGCTCCTGCAGATGACTTACCATTTTAAATGAGTAAAGATGAGATCAATGGTTTTCTGGTTGATAAGTTCAATCAGCATGGCCTAAAAGAAAACGCAGCACAAGGTGTATGCCCGCTGTGTTCTCACGATAGGAAACCTAAAAACGCTAAAGCACAATGTGCTAGCTATGATTGGGAACGTGGTCTCGGTACTTGTCACAATTGTGATACAACATTTCAGCTTCATACTTACCAACGTAAAGGTGCTAGTGAGAAAGTCTATACAAGACCTGTAACACCAGAGCAGTTTAACGAGGTAAGTACGAACGTTGAAACTTGGTTTGGTACAAGAGGTATATCAAAGAAAACTCTATCAGATCTTCAAGTAACCGAAGGTCCTGAGTGGATGCCTCAAACGAGTAAAAACGAAAATACTATCCAGTTTAATTATTTTATGGGTGATCAGTTGATCAACGTAAAATATAGAGATGGTAGAAAGAATTTCAAGTTATACAAGGGTGCAGAAAAAGTATTCTATAATATTAATAGTGTTGTAGGTTATGATTGGTGTGTTGTTGTTGAGGGTGAAATGGATGTATTAGCTTTGCACGAAGCTGGTATCAAGAATGCAATATCAGTACCTAACGGTGCTACATTAAATTCTAACAACTTAGATTACTTAGATAATTGTATTGATTATTTAGATGATAAAACTAAGATAATATTAGCTGTCGATGCTGATGAACCTGGACAAGCTTTAAGACAAGAGTTTATACGTAGACTTGGTGCTGAGGTTTGTTATCTAGTTGATTTTCACGGCTGGAAAGATGCTAATGAATTTTTAATTGAAAATGGTGCTGAAAATTTGAGAAATGCAATACATGACTCAAAGCAAGTACCTTTAGAAGGTGTGACCACATTATATGATATACATGACGAAGTTAAAGAGTTTGTTACAAATGGTTTTAAACCCGGCTTCCAAGTCGGACTTAAGAACTTTGATAAAATATTTTCAACGTACACTGGGCAATTTATTACTGTTACTGGTATTCCTAGTAGTGGCAAGTCTGACTTTGTTGATCAAATGTGTGTTGGTTACAATTCTAATTATGGATGGAAAACGGCATTTGCTTCTCCAGAAAATGCTCCGACATATCTTCACGCGCACAAGTTAATGCGTAAGACTTGGGAGGATATGCCTACCCGAGGTGATATTGGCGGTGATAAATGGAAAGAAGTAACTCAGAAAGTAAATGACAACTACTTCTTTATAGACATGGAAAGATATACATTAGAATCTGTGTTACGTAAAGGTGCTGAACTTGTTAAACGTAAAGGTATTAAGTGTTTAGTAATTGATCCTTATAATAAGGTTAGAGATGTTGATTGTAAGACTGAAGATGTAAACAGGTATACAATGGAATATCTAACGAAGATAGAGATCTTTGCTAAGAAATATGATGTGTTAGTATTTATAGTAGCTCATCCAACTAAAATGTATAAAGGAAATGATGGAAAAATTGAAGAACCTACTATGTATAATATTAAAGGTGGAGGTGAATGGTACGACGCATCCTACCATGGATTGTTGGTACATCGCGATTACGATGCTAAGACTACTAAAGTTAAGGTACTCAAAGTTAAGTTCCAAAACCTCGGTGAGAATGGAGCTGAGGCTCATTTTACTTGGGAACCTAAATCTGGCTCTTTCATACCAAATGAACCATTAGTTGAAGATGGTGAACCAATGCCCTGGGAATAATGGCTTTTAAAAGATGGAACAAATCACCTAGTAAGAAAGCACCATCAAGATCATGGAGACCTGAAGAAATGAAAATAATAGGTTGGTGTTTAAATAAGAAAATAGGTGTTGGTATAAGTCCTGATTGGAAGCACGATCTTAACAAGTGGCAAGTAGAGATTACTATAAATGGAAATATGCACATTGATCCTAATAGATATGAAGATCATAACGTGCATGATAAAGTTGTTGAATACTATAAATATTATTATGATAAATACAATAAACAATAAAGTCTTTAGAAATGCTAACGAAGCATACGAATATGTACACGACAAGATATTACAGAACGGTGTGACGTTTGGCGATACTAAAGCTCTTTTTAACGTTGGGTTTTATATTACAGACCCTAAAGATAGAAAGATAATAAATAAAGAACGTGAGTGGAACGAACAATATGCCGAAGCTGAATGGCAATGGTATTTGTCTGGTGATCCTAAAGTATCTAAGCTAGGTGATATATACGGTAAGGTTCCTGAGATATGGAAACGTATGGCTGATGAAAATGGTCAAGTTAATTCTAACTATGGCTATCAGTGGGAACGCGCTAGGCAGTTAGACAATGTAGTTGAGATGCTTAGTGAAAACCCGAGTACAAGACAAGCTTGTATATCTATATATGACGGCAAGGAAATAAGCGAATATGCTTTTGATACACCGTGTACTTATGCTATACAATTTACAATTGTCAATAACAGGCTCGATATGTGTGTTACGATGCGATCTAACGATCTTTGGTACGGTTTTTGTAATGATCAATATCAATTCTCTAAACTACAAGAGACAGTCTCTGAGAGGCTAGAAATTGATACTGGTGTTTACTATCACTTTGCACACAATATGCACTTATATAATAACAAAATATAATAAATATGAAAAATAAATTAATAGAAGTATATGAAAACGCATTACCAAAAAGTGTTTGTAATAAACTAATAGAGCATTTTAACGAAAATATATCAGCAGCTGTAGAGGGTAGAGTTGGCGGTGGAAAACTAGATACAACAATGAAAAGCTCCCTTGATATGAATATGTTATCTAATCTATCTAGGATAGAATATAATAAAATTTTATCTGAAGTAAAGAAAGCTTTAGAGCATAATGTTATTGATTATGTAAAAAAGTATTCTATGCACAGAAATCAAGAAGATCCAAATGCTTTAAACTTTGCAGAAGAAAACGTGTGGAGTAGATATATAATAGATCACGCTGGTTTACATACTAAAAAGTACGAACCTATAAAAGACTTCTTCAATTGGCACGAAGACGTTGGCACTGGAATGATAAACCATTTTTGTAGAGAGGTTGTTATGCAGTTTTACTTAAACGATGTTGAAGAAGGTGGAGAAACTTGTTTCATGCATCAAGATATTTGTATAAAACCAAAACAAGGAACGTTGTTAATGTTTCCCGCTGGTTACACTGGTAAGCATAAAGGTAATGCACCTATAAGCGGTCAAAAGTATATACTTAACACTTGGTTGTGTAGAGTTATACCTCCGTTAGAAGAACTAATAGAAAAAGAACCTAGTAGATTTTTCTTACCTAAAGGTTATTATGACAATGAATAGAACATATTACTTATATCACATACCAGGAAGAAAGATCGGTGTGACTCGCGATCTAAAAGAAAGAGTCGAAAATCAACAAGGTTACAATGAAGACGAGTACGTCGTGCTAGCTGAATCTAAAGATATTACTTTTATTAGTAATCTTGAGATTAATATGCAAAAAGCTTTTGGCTACAAAGTTGACATAGTACCTTATAACAAACTTAAATTTAATAAAATGAAATTAAACGTAACAGAACAAACAACTACGTTTCCCTGTCCAGTTAATAAACTGAAAGGCCAACTTATGGATAACATAGGTATGAAATGGGAAACATCAGATGGCGATGTAGAAATAACTACAGAGTCAATAAAATGGATATTAAAAAATGTAAAAACATCAATGTTCAATGATGCAAGATCTTACGTTTATAACAAAGCATTTGTTAGATACTTTGATAACAACGATGCGCATAGAACTATAACTGGTGGCTTGTCTCCGACAGGGCCAAGATCAATGGATATGAAACCAACTAATAAATTTATAATGTTTGATTTAATTAGAGAATGGGCTGAGGAAAGAGGTTTATATGCAGATGGTGATCCTAAGACTCAAGCTCTAAAACTTGTTGAAGAGGTTGGCGAAACATGTAGAGCAATACTAAAAAAAGATAAACCCGAAGTAATAGATGGTATTGGTGATTGTATTGTTGTGCTTACAAACCTAGCTGAACTAATTGACGTACCTATCGAAGACTGTATAGCTGCGGCTTATGAAGAGATTAGAAATCGTAAAGGTAAAATGGTTAACGGAACATTTAAAAAAGACTAATATGAGTGATAGAGAAATAATGGACGCAAAACGAGGTATAACTAGAAAGACAATTGCATTTAGAGATCCAGTTGTTGAAAACGTTGTAGATAAATTTGTATCACGCTCTGATGTTGGCTATGCTAAATACGGTAGAACTTTACATGACGAACGTGTAGGTAAACATAAGGACTTAGCTGGTTATCTTAATGATATACAAGAAGAGCTTATGGATGCAATACTGTATATACAAACAGCCCGTGAAGAAATTGCTAATGAATATAAAGCTCCTATAGCTTATGCTACAGGTGAAGATTACGATGATGAAACGGACGAAGAATAAAAAAAGAGGTCCCGTCAGAGCAAAAAAAGTCACCTTTGACGGGATCAAATTTGCTTCTGGTTTAGAGAAGTATATGTATATAGCTTTAAAAAAAGCTAAGATACATGCGGTTTATGAAGGTTGTACATTTGTTTTACAAGAAGATTTTATGTTTGAAGTCGACTCTTATGAAAGACAAGCTAACGGAAAAGGAGATATGGTTAATCGTGGCCAAAAAAAGATACAAAGCATTAAGTATACTCCTGATTTCGTATCTGATTTGTTTATAATAGAGTGTAAAGGAAGAGCAAATGAAAGTTTCCCAATACGTTGGAAAATGTTCAAGAAACATGTAAAAGAGCGTTATCCGCATGTAACTTTATATAAACCTCAGAACCAGAAAGAATGTGACGCGGTAATAGAATTAATAATTAAAAACAAAAATAATAAATGAAAGACTGGGAATTAAGTGTAGGTACTTACCCTGGCATAATGCTAGGTTTTAGAACTTACAATGAGGTAGATAAAACTAACCACGTGCTGTATGTACCATTTGTTGATGTTTGCTTAACAATAAATAGGTAATGAATACAAATAACAAAATACTATCGGATATAACGGTGCACATGAAATATGCTAAGTTTATTCCAGAACTAAATAGAAGAGAGACTTGGGAAGAGTTGGTGACACGTAACAAAGAGATGCACCAAAAAAGATACCCTGAATTATATAACGAAATTGAAGAAAACTACAGATATGTCTATAAGAAAAAAGTTTTACCAAGTATGCGTAGTCTTCAATTCAGTGGTAAGCCAATTGAGATCTCACCAAATAGACTATACAATTGTAGCTACTTACCTATTGATCACGTTGATAGCTTTAGTGAAACTATGTTTCTTCTACTATCTGGTTGTGGTGTAGGTTATTCAGTGCAAAAACATCATATTGAAAAACTACCACGTATAACAAAACCTTTTGACATGAGAACTAGAAGGTTTGTTATTGGTGATAGTATTGAGGGTTGGTCAGATGCAATAAAGGTATTAATCAAGTCTTATTTAGGCTCTAAGAGATCATCTAAGATCAAATTTGATTATTCTGATATTAGACCAAAGGGCGCAAGACTTGTTACCTCTGGTGGAAAAGCACCTGGGCCACAACCGTTAAAAGAATGTTTATTAAAAATTAAAGGAATACTAGATGCTAAAAAAGATATGGCTGCCCTTTCAACTCTTGAAGTACATGACATTATTTGTCATATCGCTGATGCTGTTCTTGCTGGTGGTATTCGTAGAGCAGCTCTTATTAGTTTATTTTCGGCTTACGATGAAGAAATGATTTCGTGTAAATCAGGTAACTGGTGGGAAATAAACCCACAACGTGGTAGAGCTAATAACTCTGCTGTTTTAATAAGACACAAAATAACTAAAGAGTTTTTTATGCAACTGTGGAAACGTATTGAGCTATCTGGTTCTGGTGAACCTGGTATATACTTTAGCCATGACAAAGACTGGGGCACAAACCCTTGTTGCGAAATAGGTTTACGTCCTTTTCAGTTCTGCAACCTGTGTGAGGTTAATGTGTCTAACATAAAAGATCAAGCTGATTACAATGCAAGAGTTAAAGCTGCTGCATTTATAGGAACGTTACAAGCTGGTTATACTGAATTTCATTACTTAAGAGAAATATGGCAAGAAACAACAGAACGAGACGCTCTTATCGGTGTGTCCATGACAGGAATAGGGAGTGCCGCTGTGCTCCAAATGGATATGAAGGAAGGTGCAAATATCGTAAAACAAGAGAATGCGAGAGTTTCAAAATTAATAGGTATCAATCGCGCGGCACGTACAACGTGTGTTAAACCTGCAGGGACGACATCTCTTGTACTTGGAACATCTTCAGGTATTCATGCATGGCATAATGATTACTATGTACGTAGATTACGTGTAGGTAAAAACGAAGCTATATACAAATACTTGAAAGCAAAACATCCTGAGCTTGTTGACGACGAATACTTCAGACCACACGATACAGCTGTAATTGAAATACCTCAGTCAGCACCTAAAGGTTCTATATTAAGAACTGAGTCTGCATTTGATCTTATGGAACGCGTTAAACGTGTAGCTAGTGATTGGGTTTCACCTGGTCACAAAAACGGAAGTAACACACACAACGTGTCTGCAACTATAAGTTTAAAGAAAGATGATTGGGACAAAGCAGGTGAATGGATGTGGAAAAACAGAGACTCTTACAACGGTCTCTCTGTACTACCTTACGATGGTGGTACATACACTCAAGCTCCTTTTGAAGATATAACTAAGAAAAAGTTTGAGGAGTTAGTTAAGCTATTACAAGATGTGAATCTTGAAAATGTAATGGAAGAAACTGATGAAACTGATCTATCAGGCGAATTGGCTTGTGCCGGTGGATCTTGTGAAATAACAAGCCTTTAATTAAATTAAATTAAATTATGAGTTTTAACAAAGTAGCAGGTATTTATGATCAATTACAAGATCTAGTAAATGACACTCAGTCAGATATGACTAAGTTTGTAGAGGGTAATAACTCCGCGGGAACAAGAGTGAGGAAAGCAATGCAGTCAATAAAAGGTTTGGCGCAAGAACTAAGAGTTGAAGTTCAAAACCAGAAGAACTCTGCGTTTTAATAAACTGTTAGAAATTAAGAAAG